GAGTTAGCAATCGGTGTGAACGCTGAAAGCCCTGAGTGGGAGGCGTTAATAAAAGCAACTTGTAAGTACGGAGAGGACAGAATCATCGCTGGCGACTATAAGAATTACGACCAACGAATGAGTTCACAAATTACAATGGCTACTATGTGGATTCAAATAGAGCTAGCTAAGCTGGCTCAATATGATTCTGAGATGATAGAGATAATGAACACTCTAGCAAGTGAGGTGATGTACCCAGTGATTTACATGAATGGAGATCTGTTTAAGTTATTGAACTCCACACCATCAGGTCATTCCCTCACAACAGCATCTAATTGCAAGGATAACGCAATTTATTTGCGCATGGCTTACTACGCATTGGCCATGCTACGGAAACTAGATAAAATACCATTGTACCACACAGTTTCCGCCCTCAGTACTTATGGTGACGATAATTTTATGTCAGTCCGTGAGGGTTTTGATTGGTACAATCATACAGCTATTGCTGAGTTCTTTAAGGAATTTAATGTCGTATATACTATGGCTATTAAAGATCAAGAATCTGTTCCTTTTATATCTATAAAAGATCTCCAGTTTTTAAAGAGAGATATATTTAAAGATAAAGAACTCAATGCGTACTTAGCGCCCCTTGATGAGAAATCAATTTTTAAGAGTTTGCAATTTGTCTGCGACACAGAGTTTACACCTGAGCAATCAGCAGCAACAAATGTCGATAATGCGATCTCAGCGTATTTTCAACATGGTCGTGAGAAGTTTGAGACCGTGATTCCAAAATTACGCAAAATAATTCAAGATCATTCCCTAGAACAATTTTCAGTATACTGGGATAAAGATTATGATTTCTTTAAGAGGAGATGGATAGAAAAATATAGAACAGGGAGATACCCCTTAGTGATCTATCCGGAGCCACCTGGATATAAAGTTGAAGATGGTGGCGATGCAAAGGTTTACGACGACAAACTCGTGAGAGAACTGCGCGAATTGTCGGACGCATGCATCGGTCAAGCAGTGGAGCCGGACTCCACACCACTTTTTAGTGGAGGTGATGCTGACCAAAAAGTGCTACAGCTTGGGCATTAATTATACTAGATGCACCTTGCTTTTTCATAGAGTATAGACATATATAAATATTTACAATTCATAAACAATACATTTATAGCATGCATAGGAAACCTTTTGTTCGGTCCACCCGCGAACCGGACAGTGGTTAATTTATTTGCACAATCACAAGTTGTCGATCAAAAGGCAACTCCAACAGCGGGACAAACGTCATCTAATTTAGTGACGTTTTCGGAGGTAGCGTCCTCCATGGTGAATACAATCTCAGCAGGTGATGATCCTACGAGATACAAGGCATCCAATACCGATGATTCGCTGCAGGACTTTATGTCGCGGCCTATAGAAGTTTACCAAACATTGATAACTCCTGGTACGAAAATCGCAGTAAATTTCAATCCTTGGAAAGAATTTCTAGAGAATAAACGTGTAATTAACAGGATAAACAATTTCAACAATTTGCGTGGAAAATTACATGTAAAATTCATGATCAACGGTAATGGTTTCTATTATGGTAAGATAATAGCATCGTACTTACCATTAGCTCAGCTTAACGATTTAGAAATCGGTCACTCTATAGGTGACCTTGGTGACATTTGTTTAGCAACGCAGAGACCCCATGTCTTTTTAGACCCTTGTACATCCACAGGTGGGCAGTTAGACTTACCTTTCTTCTGGTATCGTGATAGTCTTTGGATACCTGAAGCAGAGTGGAATAAGATGGGCACAATATATATAGAAACCATAAATCAGTTACGGAATGCCAATGGATCTACA